GTCAATTATACAAGCAAGCAGGAAACAGCGTGACAGTCAATGTCATTGCGGCAATAGCAAAGGAATTGGAATGAAAGGAAGTAAAAAATGCAAAACAAAATCGACATCCCAGGAACAAGTATCACACTAGAAATCGTAGATAAGAATATCACGATTACAAACAAAATTGAATATGATATGCAGATGCATTTCAAAAATACGGACGCAGATGCTTCTCTCGATACAAGTGGCGATGTGTTCGAGCCTCTCTACTGGCTAGACATCAGGGTAACACCGAAAACGCCGACAGAGTATCATACAAGCCTTGGGGTCAAGAGAGAAAAACGCCACTTGGCCGAGCTTCAGAAGTTCTTTGAGTTCATCGAAAACAACAAGCGGAATCTTTTTGACCTTTGTGGATTCAAGGGAGAAGTGCAATGAGTTATCTGACATTATCGTTAGACATTTCAACTACTGCGACAGGCTGGGCCGTATTTCACGGCTCCGACCTTGTCCAGAGTGGTGTCTTAAAACATAAAAGCAAGTCATTCTTTGAGCGTGGGCGGTTCATGGCTAGCGAACTGCGAGCGATTCAATCGAGAGCACTCCAGAAACACGACTGTCATTTTGAATCAATTGTGGTCGAGAAGAACTCAGTCATGGGGCCAAATCAGCAGTCTATGATTAGCATCGGAATTGTGACAGGTATCATTCTTGGTCGACTGATTGCTGACAATGTGTACTTTGTGAACGTGTCGACCTGGCGCAAGTATTGGAAGTTTAGTTACAAAGACCGAAGTAAGAAATCAATGAAGCTGCAGGCAGTTGCTAAGGTGTCTGATGAATTCGACCTGAACGTCAAAGACGACGAGGCTGACGCTATCCTGATTGGTTCATATTTTGTAAAACATGGCCAAGAATTTGGAGAATTGGAAAGCCACAAGGTGAGTTGAGGAGTTGGAAGATGAATAAGCGTCAACGTAAAAAGAAAATTTTTAACGGTCTGGACAAAGAAGAAAGATATCGCAGGACGCATTGTCCTATTTGCGATAGCAAAATTGGAGTATTTGATGAATACTTTAATAGTTATGGATTTTGCTGTGTGCCATGCGGTTATGAATACTATGGAATCAAGAGGTGACTAACATGAAACGATTCATAGCTATCTGGATTCTGCTATCTGCTGGACTAAACATCTGGCAGAGTATCCATATTAAAAAATTAGAAGAGAAGAAGCCCATGGTTATCTATAAGGCAGATAACGCAGGCGCTGAGATATTCGGTAAGGTCGTCGAGAAAGGACGACATGGGAAGCTATACACGCTTACTATTCGTGACTACGGAGTGTTCGTGGTCACTAAAGAGCAGTGGGATAAGGTGAAAGTTGGGGATGAGGTGATGTTGTGAAATTATTTCTTCACGAAGAGTGTATGGACGTCATGAAAAAATATCCTGATAATTATTTTGATTTAGCTATTGTAGACCCACCGTATTTTTCCGGGCCGGAAAAAAGAAAATACTATGGTCGAAAAGTCAGCCCAATAGGTGTAAGCAGGCTGTATGGCAAAACATCAGAGTGGCAAATTCCAAATAGAGATTACTTTGATGAGTTATTTAGAGTTTCAAAAAATCAAATTATTTGGGGTGTGAACTACTTCAACTATTCTTTTGGTTCTGGCCGTATCGTTTGGGATAAAGTTAATGGACAGTCCAGTTTCTCGGATTGTGAGATAGCATACTGCAGCTTACATGATAGTACTCGGTTATTTCGCTATATGTGGAATGGTATGATGCAAGGGAAATCAATCTCTGAAGGTTATATACAACAAGGAAATAAGGCCTTAAACGAGGTTAGAATCCATCCGACACAAAAACCGATCAATCTTTATCTTTGGTTACTTCAAACTTACGCAAAAGACGGAGACAAGATTCTTGATACTCATGTTGGTTCAGCAAGTAGCTTGATTGCTTGCCAAGAATTAGGTTTTGAGTATGTAGGTTGCGAGTTAGATAGAGACATCTTTAATCTTGCTAAACAGAGATTAGACGCTTACGAGAAGAAAATAAAATTATTTTAGGAGTTATCATGAACACACTAGAAAATGTAAAACAATGGTTTATTGACCGAGATTTAGAAAACGGTGGACGGCTGGATAAGCAGTCACTAAAACTTAGCGAGGAGTTCGGCGAACTATGCGCAGGTTATCTCAAGAAGAATGAGCAACTGACCAAGGATAGTATTGGAGATTGCGCAGTCGTGATTGTAGGGCTAGCCTTGCTAATAAAAGAGGATGTGCATAAGATTTTTGATGAAGTTTTTAGCGACGAATACTATGTCATAGAATGTCTGGTCTTTTTGAATAGGGCAATCAGCAATATTCAGTTATCTGATGGATTTAAAGATAAAGAGTTATATATAATCGATTTAACTCGTTCAATTTATTGGTTAAAATCAATCAGCAAGTCGCTAGGTTATGACTTCGAAGAATGTTTTGAACTGGCTTACCAAGAAATTAAAGACCGCAAGGGTCGTTGGATTGATGGCTCGTTTGTCAAAGAGGAGGATTTGTAAATGAAAAAACTAGGAATTATTATTGGGGCGGTATTTGTAATCGTTGTATCGCCATTCGTGGTTCAGTATGGTTGGAATGAGATTATCACAACGATTGTCCCAGTTAGTAAAATTACAGTCTGGCAAGCATTAGGGATGGATGCACTACTATCTTTTATCTGGCCAGTGTTATCTAGCAAAAAGGAATCTGAAGAGGATTATTCGTATGCTGTAAAGAGCAGTATTTCGAAAATCATTACATGTGCATTCTTGATATGGTTAGCTAGCTTGTTTATTTAAGGAGGATTTAACATGACACCAAAATTTAGAGCGTGGGATAGTTGGCGAAAGAGAATGTCGGTGGTTGATAGGATTTATATAGACACTGAAGGAGTTCGCTTATATGATGATTTTGGAGAGTATTGGAGAGATTTTAGAGATGCCAAACTCATGCAATCAACAGGACTCAAAGACAAGAACGGCAAGGAAATATTTGAGGGGGATATAGTACAATTTGAAGATTGTTATGAAGTGTCCGATTTTCTGTATATAAACACAGGTATTATAGAATGGTGTCAAGGCGGCTTTCATGTTACCAATAGAGACTCTGTGTTAATGGAAGATTTGCTTGATGGAGACTCATTAGATGTTACAATCTTCGGCAACATCTACGAAAATAAGGAGTTACTAGATGCCTGATGTAGAATGGATTATGGAAAATTGTCATATGATGCGTGATAACGGTTGTTGGGCAGGAGAGAAGCAGATTTCCTATGCTAGCCCAGATGGTCAATACACATATTACATCAACAAGCGGAAAGATGGAACGTATTACTTACATGGAGCATGTAAGCATTATGGAAGAAATTGAGGTGAATAAATGACAGATAACATAAATAACCCAAGCCACTACCAAGGACGGTTCGGCATGGAATCAATCGATGCTTTAAGGAACTTCATGACACCAGAACAGCTGAAAGGCTTTTATCTTGGAAATGCCTTGAAGTATCAATTGCGATTTCAGAAGAAAAACGGTCTTGAAGACCTGAAGAAAGCCAGAAAGAACCTAGACTGGTTGATTGAGGAGATGGAACATGAGAATTAAAACATTAATGGGAACAATCATCAATGTTGATAGGATAAAGCGCAGTATCACAGTTGAGGGCATTGAATTGGGCTCAGATTGTCGCGCTTTAGTATCTAAACACAAAGATGGTACAGGTACAATAACACTAGTTTTTGATGGGAAAATAATTTAAAAAAGGAGTAAAAACAATGTTTACACAATACAATCATGAAACAGGAAAAACTACACTTACAAAACTTGCTAAGGGCGGTATCATTACAGTTGCAGCTGTTGCTTCACTTGGGATTTTTCGTCTCACAGCTGTGAAACGTATCCCAGCTAATACAGTTGGAGTTAAGGTTAGCGCAATTGGAGGTGTGCAAGAAAATACCCTACAAACAGGATATCATCTAAAAATGCCATTTATTGACAAAGTCTACACCTTATCGACATCTGTTCAAACAAAAACAATGGAGAAAATCACGACTCAGACAAAAGATGGTCAATGGTTGAATACTAATATCGATGTAAAGTATCGAGTAAATAAAGAGAAAGCTATGACAGTTTTCTCAAATTATACTACTTTGAAAAATGTCAATGATAGTGTAGTATCTCCAGCAGTTCAACGTGCTATAGAATCGGTAACTGGAAGTTACGATATTTATGATGTACTGGGTGACAAGCGTACTGAGGTCTATGAGGCAATTGATAAGGCGCTAAAAGAAAAATTTGAATCCTATGATCTTGAGTTTGTTTCGTTCACAATAACTGACCAAGATGCAGGAGATGAGATTGAAGCAGCAATCAAAAATGAATCTGTCAAACAGAAAGAAATTGATACTGCTCGCCAAGAACAGGAAAAGGCTAAGGTTGAAGCTGATACCAAGAAAGTGCAAGCTCAAGCTGAATCGGATGCTGGCATCATTAAAGCAGAAGGTGAAGCCAAGGCCAATAAAGCTAAGTCAGATTCAATCACAGATAATCTTATCCGGATGAAAGAAGCAGAAGCCAGAGAGAAGCATGGCTGGGTCACTGTCAACGGTGCAGGTAGTGTGATCACGAATAAAGAATAAAATAAAAAAAGCCAAGGCACTCTCTGCCTCAGCTAAATTCTCAATAAGATTATTATATCACAAAAAGGAGATAGAGAGTGAACAAGGCTAAAGAGTTACTTGATGAACTACAGAATTTGGATGAAGAGATACAGAGTCGAATAGACGAGCTTGCTAATCTTGAAGCTAGTTTGCTTTCTAGCCCTAAAATAAGCATGGATAAGGTTCAAGGTGGTCAGAAGGTTCGATTAGATGAACGTTACATCGATATTTTTAGCATGCAAGATTCCTTGAAAGAGTACATGAAGCAAGCAACTGCTGAAGCTATCCAGCGCAGAATTGAGCTCAGTAAATTGATTGATAAAATGCCTAAGCCTGCAAGTCGAACAATTCTAAGGATGGTGTATATTCAGAAAGCAAACGTGTATGATATGATTGAATTTTTACGATGCAGCAAGACCACTTTTTACAAAAAGAAGAAAGATGCAATCCGTGAATTGGGTGTTGTAGTTGATAAAAGCGAACTAATGTGAACTAGGTTGAAGCGCACTAGTCTAACAATCGTGCTATTATAGTATCATCAAGAATTAAGGGTAAGGCAGTAAGCCTTCCCTGACATGGAGAGTTGGCAGAGTCAGGTTGAATGCGCCCGTTTGCTAGACGGGTGGTCGCCTATGTGCGGTCCGTGGGTTC